TCAGGCATATTCTCGCCCGAAAATTTCTCGAGCATGGTGGTATAAATTTCTTTCGCGTCGGACATATCGCCCAACAGAATCTGAGCCTGTACTTTTCTCTTGATCGTTTCACGATCGAAGTATCTGTTTGGAAATGCCTCGTCTTTGAGTTTGTCAAGGATGCGGTTCAAGACCGTATCAGGATCACTGTGTTGATACCCCCACTTAATAGTGGAACCTGACTTTTCTGGGTAATAGACTTTAGCTGTGTCACGAAATACTTTCGCTTTTTCTTGAGCAGCATCTTTTGCTTCACTCAATTTTTCTCTGAGAGAGTTAATGACAGCTTCTTGTGTATTCCATTCGTCCAGAAGATTCTGCAATTTTCGAAGGTTTTCGTTACCTTGAATTGCTTTTTCCTCAAAGCTTTGGTATTCATCTGACAATTTAACCTGTTGAATTTCTGCGTCATGCTGAGTTTTTAACTGATCTACTATTTCGTCACTGAGTAATTCAAGTTGAAGGTTCGTTAATCTTGCCATAATTGATTCCTAAATTTACTTCTCCTTTGTTTTCGTAAAGTTCACGAGGAAAATCCCATTTGTTATTTTTCCTGTGCCAGTTGTAGGCGTCTACTAATTCGTTAATACCTTTGAACTCGATTCCGTCTGCTACTCCTCCGTAGAGACCGAATGTATAATCATCTTCCGTTGTCTGGAAGATACGTGCTGGAGCAGGAGATGATCCTTTCTCCGTCACTATGAAGCGCATGTATTCTATTTCGTAGTCTGCAACTTCATCTTTTAGATCGTAATATTCGCGAAACTTCTTATCACGTAAACATTCTTTTAAACCTATGTAATAGAAAGTTCCTTGAAGATAGTATCCTAATCTGAGATATCCTTTATCAAATGATTTTACTGTACGTCCCGTAGTTTTCAAGTCAAAAGGAGATATTACTTTGTTCTTGTGGTCTATTCGAAGACCGTCAAGCATTCCTTTGCATTCGGCTCCTCTGTAATTGAATAGCACAACGACCTGAAATACGAGCTGAATATCAGAATTGCTGTTCTGGAAATAAGGACGTGTATAAGGATTGTTAAATAAATTTTCTTTGCAGGATAGAACTTCTTCGTATTCGTCGTACGATAAGATGCTCTTTCCGTGTGCCATTTTTCTGGACATGTAGTAGTCAGTGTTAGTAGGAATCGTCCAGAGATTCTTAATAACGGTTTTGATGTTTGCTTTGTAGCCAGCTTTGGTATACGCTTCGTAATATTCTTCTTCGGCAGAATCTTTATGAAGATCCAAGGGAAGGGCATCAATAAAGATGCCCATCAGACCGCCGGGCCTGTTCTTAGGCGCGACGCTGAATTCCCTCGGAAAATCTTCTGGCCGAGTCAGAATAGTATCGAGCGCTCCTCCTATTCGGAAGTGTCGTTTGTCGTTGTCTTCAGCTTCTGGATTTTCTTCTCTCCATTTAATCCACTTAGGATTGTAAAGCTGTTTCAACGTGGACACGTTTAACGCTGGACTATTGTAGTACTCGGTAGGTGTTAGCATTTAAGCGTTCAGTTTTTCCATGATGGAATTGATCACTTTGTCAGCATCAGTCACATCATAGAGTTCCAACCAATTGTCGATTTTGCGTTCGAGTTTCCAACGATCGAAAGGTTCGAAAGCTTCAGGAAATTCGTCTGCGGTACGGCACTGTAAATAGTCGTTAGGATGACGTGTTCCTAATGATTTGCCGTAGTTGAAATACTCATCCAAATAGTAAGGACGATTTACCCAAGCTCCGTCTACCTCCAGATCTACTTTGGATGCGTAGAACTCTTCGAGATTCTCGATGATACTCTTCTCTTGTTCACGGAGTTTCTCGAGCAGCAAGTAGGTTGGATCATTTTCAATGATGTTTTCTTTGAAGTCGTTAAACTTCTTAGAAGATTTGATCTTCTGTACTTTCTGATCGTGCTCTGCTTTCAGGTTGTCCAAAAGGATCTGCGTAATAGCTTCACGCTTTTTAACGAGATCATATTCAGACAACTTGTTTTGCTTACCGAACAACTTAATTGCATTTGAGAGATTTGCCATGTGTTAACTGTTTTTAGAAGGCAAATATTCTGGATGTGATTAGTACAAGAAAGTGGCGTACATATAGCAGGAGAGAAAGGAGATCAGACTTCCGATAATTACTCCTCCGATCAGGGCTGCTTTCCATTTCATGCTTTGTAGCTTCTCGTTGTACACTTTTTGGTCACTCTTAGATTTCTCTTCGAGTTTGATGACGTCAGGAAGTACCTTGTCGTACGCATCGTATAGACCCCAAGCATGCTCTTCACGAGTTCTACTTTTTCGCTTTTGAGCTTTTTCGGCGTCCATTTCCGCGTCTTCTCGATACTCCTTGATTTTTGTTGAGAGTAGTTTGTTTGCCATTATCTTGACTTGATTTAATTAAACTGATAGTTTCGAGGATTTCTTTCTTATTCGTAGGCTTGTACAATACGATAGACTGCCCACTATCCTCGAGTAACTTTTTAAACATCTTCCATTTTAACTTGAAGTCTGCGGTTTCCATTCCTTTCGTTTCGATTATCCAACCGTCGCCAACGAAGTCTGGGGTATATGTTATACCTCTTACTGATTGTCTCTGCTTTCCGAACGAACGATTCTTCCCTCTGCCTGTCTTTTCCCAGCTATCACTGGTGTATTTGAATGGGGTCATTAGGTTGTAAGTGACAGGTTCGTATTCGAAAGGGATGTTATTTTCGAGTAGTAACTCATAACAAGTCCGTTCTAGTTTACTTCTTACTTTAACCCCATTCACTTCAGTCGCTTCATTTTTATACTTGGGCATTTTGTAAGATTTATTTTCAAATGGAAAAGTAGTTATGGCAACGGTAATATACGAATACTATATTAAATATTCATATACAGAAATGGATTTTATTTTTACCAGTCAATAGGCTCTTTCCCATTAAGAACTAATAGTTCATTAGCCTCATCAAAACACCCTCCTTGACTCTTAAACGAGTAAGCATTCTTGGAATCCCTTTCCCACGAGAAAGGAGATGGATGAGTAGAGACTAATGATTGATGCCAAGGCTTTTTCCAGTCTGCGACTAACTCAATTTCAGACATATACAAATTGTAAGCAGGGCTTCCCCACAAAATCCATATAATATCTTCGAGCCCGAATAGGACATCCATGATCAGCTTTAAGACTGGTTCCCAAAGGCCTAGATGTGACCCCGCTTCTCCTCTTGCGACCGTAAGTGCTCGATTAAGGAGTAATACACCTTGAGATGCTTGATGCTCTCCCCATACACATCTGTAATCATTTTCACCAAGCGCTTTTGAATAACGGGGCTTATCCCCGTACGTTTCCCGTAATACGTGAACGATATTCCGGAGAGACGGTGGTACGTATGCTGATTTTCCAACAGCAAAAGCGTATCCGTTCGCAACTCCTGGAGTATGGTACGGGTCTTGTCCGAGAATAATGACCTCCAAGTCGGACGGGTCGAAGCTGAATGCTCGCCAGATGTGTTCTTGTTTCGGAAATATTTCTGTGCCGCTCTCTCGAAGTCTTCCCAATTCTCTATAGACTGCGGACAGTTCTTCTGACAACAGGACTTCTTCGAGCAAGTCAATCCATTTTGGGTGCATTCCGAGCGCTTCGTACGTTTTTTGAATAGTTTCTTTATCCATTTAATCATTGTTGAATAGATTTTCTAGTAACTGTTTTGTTTTCGACGGTCCGTACATCTTGTGAAAGTCTGAGATGTCTTTTACCATGTAGTCGTGAGGAATGTAAACGTAGTCACAATTCAATTCGTCAGCAGCTTTCTGAGCCGCTTTCATCCCCGATATGTCGTTGTCGTAGAAAATTACGATTCGCTTAAACGTGTGCTTCAGACTTTCCCATTGAGGTCCTGTCAGCTTGTTATTTTCCCCCTGGGGGGCTATGCTAGTATAGCCAAAATTATCTAGCACCATAACGTCTTTCATAGACTTAGTTATCACTACTAGATCTCCTAGGAATGGAAGCTGATTAAAACCGTTGATGTGTTTCGTAGTTGTCGATGAGATCCACTTAGCTTCTCGATCTAAAGGACGATAACATTTGATTGCTTCGTTGCCCTCGTTATCAGCGATGACGTATCCGAATATCGGATTCTCTGGAGTTGATTCCCAATGGATAATTCCGTCCTTAAGTACCTTCTCTACGGAATAGACATTGTACTTGATTAGCTGGTCTTTCGTGACTCCTTGCTGTTCCCAATACTCGAGCTCGTCTTCTGTCCACTTCTTCACTTCGATCTGAATAGTCTTTCGTGGTCTCTTCTTCAATTTCGGCTGTTCTTTAAACACTTCTGGAACTGCTCTGGCACTGTCTAATTCAAGTCCAAAGTCTCGGTTAACTATTGCTAGAGACTCTCGAAACGATACTTGAAACTTCTCCATGATGGCTCCGAAACAGTCGTATTGGGCGTCTTCTGCAAAATCGTTGAACATCAGACGACCACTACTGCTTATATAGAAACTACATCCTGGATTATTATCTTCCCTAAACGGGCTGCATATTTTTCCATCAGTTGGTCTTATTTTTAGATAGTACTGGAAGATGTCCTCTTCCTTAACTCTTTTCAGTATCTCCTCCCGAGTTAACGGAACGTATTTCCCTACTTTCTGAATCTTCATATCTTTTCATTTTGAATATCTTGATAAGCTCATCAACAATATCATCTATACGACGAAAGTCGCTGGGTGTAGTGTAGTTCAACTCGTACAAATCATTTACCTGATCTCGTAGTTCCCAGATAAGGTCTGCCGCTGCAAATGCATCATCTTGTTGTAGTACAATTTCATGATCAGGATTGTATGTACGCACTGTTGGAACTGGCCATGTTCTGTAGTAGAACTTCTCTTTATATTGTTCGTGAATTTTCTCTTTCGGATATCCATTTTCGATTAGCCATTCTCTAGCTCTTAGAAGCTGGTCTTTTGGTATCGGTCTCGGGAATCCGTATTTCCATCCTTCAGGAGGATCAATCATGTACACATCCATTGTAATTGGTTTAAAAGGGAGGAGCCCCGAAGGGCTCCTCAATATTTAGAACAATGCGCCCGGACTGTCCGGACGATTTGTTATCACGTCGTCGCTAGAAGCTTCTCCTTTTTTAGGAACTTTGTTTAGAAGATTCTTTACTTCCCAATCAGAGTACGCAATTCGAGAAGACGCGGGTTCTCCTTCTACGTACTTCTCTACGTAGCTAGCGAACCTCGGAAAAGTAGCATACTTGTAATCTGCCTTCTTATCCGGAATTAACCGAATATTGATCTTCTCTGTATGCAGTCGTGGAGTGAGAATATCCTTAGCTTTCTTCGCCAATATTGGAAATCCTTCTTCGCCTCCTACTGCAGCTAACTGAGTAGTAACTGCTCCAAGCTCTTCGTCGTTCATGAAAACTTCCATGTACTGAACGAGCTTGTCAATTCTGTCTTTAACCTCTTTTGTCCACGCGGCTTCGATCTCCTCTTGAGATGCCCCGTTATTCTTCATCCCTTTTTCGAGACGTTCTTTTTCCGGGAACCAGTGGCGATCTTTCTGCTGACGGCCTTCACTATCTTCTAGGAAGACATCAACATAGTTGTCTCCGAGTTCGAGTCCTACGACAGTCACGTTGGTGTGAATGTCAGCAGGCATTTTCGGTGCGGAGCCACTGCGCTCGACGCGTTTCTTTGAGGCATTGAGATCAAATAGGTTTTGTTGACTCATTATTTAATTGTGTTTAGTCGTTTTCTGCGTTGTAGTATTCTCTGACTTTTGTCAGTAACAGATTCATGTCATTCGGAATCTTCTTATCCTCGAACATCCCCATTGGCGACTTTGCCAACTCGAATTCCGGGGTTTTCCGAACAACAAAATGGTACTCTTCGTCTTCGTTTTTGTGAAATTCAACTTCAGTAAATACGACGACGGTTGATAGGTGAGTCGGGTTAAAGCGTTCTTCAATCATCTTACCTGGCAACTTTATCGTTCGTTTAATCCTTAGTCCGTCAATGACTTGTTCGTCCATGTGGAACATAAAGACTATATCGAGATCATCTCTGAGGGATTTTGCCGTATTGAGGATATGATACATGTGCTGTGCGATAAACGTAAATTTATCGTAACCCTTCTCTTCGGCACGATCGAACATTTCTTTGTTCATCACGTAGCCGGCATCATCAATGATGATGTGCTTTATTTCTGGCCGTTCTTTGTCGATACGTTGCATTGTCGTAACGATCGTCGACCAGTCGGTAGTAGCTCCGATGTTTTTGTTTTCTGTGTTGTACGCTTTAGCACTACCTTGAAACGGCAGAGCTTTGTTAAGCGTATTGATTATGAAAGTATCTTTTGGGTCGAGTGTTCGGAGTGAAGTACTTTTACCACTTCCGGAATCACCCACCACTGTTATCACGTTCGCCATTCTCTGTATTTGAATCGAACATTTTCGGATTGTAATCTACTACTCTGGAATTTCTGAAATCTTCTACCATCATTAAGATAGCGTCATCATCACCGCGATTCTTTAAAACGTGCCAATAGATCATGTCTCTGTCCGGATCTTCCGGGCATTTAGTCGGCAATCCTTTCGGGTATGCCTCGCCAAATGGGAGACCGTACCAGTTAATGCCTGGTATTTTGGCAGGACGGTGAGATACAATTACAATATCTGATGAGAAGAAGATGTGTGACGAACCGAATAGATCCGTTTTCTGAGGATAGTGCAATTTGTTATTGAGAATTCTGTTTTCTGATTTCTCGATATCCCTGTTGAGCTGAGATAAAAATACGAATAAGATTCGTTGTCCCATATGATCGAACTTCTTCTTGATCTCGATAGCCATGTCATAAAGATACTTAATTTTTTTCAATTCTTCATCTGTATGACGTGCTTTTGTCAATAAAACGTGATCAAGTGTAACGACTAGTGCTTTGTTCTTCTCTATCAGCTGATGCTCTTCTACGAACTTAGCTATAGTATTCTGCACTTCGTCCACTGAGCCGATCTCGTCAACATAGTAAATCGGATATCGGTTGATGGTTTTAACTATTATCTCCTGAATTTGATTGTACTCTTCGTCTGTGATGTTGTGATCATCTCCTGAGAACAAATACTTAGTAGTAACGTTCATTTTGCCGGACACAGACCGAGCTACTTGGTCTCTACCTAACATTTCAAATTCAAAGGAAAGAATTTCGAAGTCTTGTTCAGGATTTAAATCTACGAAGTCTCGTTTCCATTGCTCGAGAATCATAGATTTACCTGACCCAGATAGACCTGCTAGAGTGATTATCTTATTCCACTCGAATCCGCCCAGAGTTCGCTTGTTAAGCTTTTCGTGAGACGTCTTGAGAGACTTGATAAGGCCTTTGCGACGTCCATCAATATACTCTAAAGCCTGCTGTCCAGCATAACTTATGTGGCGAAAATCGAGTGCGTTAGAAGACATTTTTTGGTCCTTGATTTGTAGATGGTGGTGGAGTCGTAGAGTTATTCCAAGCGAGAAACTCTTTATCTTTTAACCACCGAGTTGAATTTTTCATATATTTAAGTTGATTCTCTTTGATAGATCTGGTCTTCATATTCTGTATATGATTTTTGAGACCTGTTAAAATTTCTTCTGCAGAGTAATGTTCTCGAAGTGCGTAGTAAATACTTCGACTAGTACTTTCTGAATCTTTCATTTTACGAGTAGCTTCAAAATGAGCGTGCGCATCTGTAGTAGGATAGGTTTCCCAGAATTCTTCCCAAGCTGCTTCTAATTCAAGCTGCTCTCTCGCACTCTTATTTAAACTTAATATTTCTACCATTAAATCTCGTGCTTTAGCAGCTAATTCTGCATTTTTAGTCAGATAATTTTTATTTTTTAGTTTCGTTTCAAATTGATCTGGAATATATCTAGTCCACCCCAGTCCATAAAATTTAGAAAAAAGATAGAGGTATTCAGGGATAGAAAGTTCTTTATTTTTGAATAGCGTTTTGAATACCTCCTTAGATAAAATTAGTTGTTCTTTGTTTTCATAAGAATTCATCAATATTTCTTTGGCCTTTAAGTCTATTTTCGTGGTACCACTTTATAGCTTTCTGCGTTCCTATTAATACTGCTGAATGAGAATCTGGGTAAGGTGGTCCGACCATAGATCCGTCTTCGATGAGATCATCGTCGTCAGTTACGACTTGATAATACCATCCTTCCGTAACTCCTGATTTAGAGCTCTCTGTCACTCTGTAAACAATAATCATTAAATCTTCGTAGAAGAAGACATCTTTTAAATCGCTGACTTTACAGGTCGAGCAGAAATATTGTTCATCGTCGGATAACGTAAGATCTACGTGTATTCCATTTTCACAACCTTTTGTTGTGCAAGTATCTGTGTAAATGCGTAAGGATCCGGAAAGACCCTTATCACAAAGGCATTTATCGCACATATGCTTACCTTCTGTACTCAAGTTAGTACGTGCTATATACTCTTCTTCTGTAATCTCGTAAAGATCGTTACAATTAGCACATATATCACTGTTGATGTTACTTTTCGTGACTTGATTACTGTATTCGTGTCTCTCGTATTCTGACATGCAGTCCTCACATATGCATACTTGTCCTAATATCTGTTTGAATTGACCTTGTGGGATACTTAACGTGATTTTTTCTTCGTGTTCTTCGATAAACTTCTGACAAAAAATACACGCTCCGTAATCGGAATATCCTTCTGAATATAAGTCTGAGTCTCCTGGAAATAATCCTGTTTCGATGTAAGGATAAAGACGTTTTTTCCATTCCGCTACTATGTTGTGTGAAGTAGTGTTCATGTCTTTAGTTTCTTGTAGCTCGTCCCATATACTTGAGCAACTCGTGCACAAAGTAATATGACCTTGAGCAATATTTTTAGGGTCTTTGGGGTAGAACCCTTTCTCTATTCTAAACGTTTTTCGCTTTATATATTTTCCGCCCCCATAAAGTTTAGAATGTTCTCGAAGACAGAACGGACAAAGATGTCCTTTTTCACCTCCTGGAAAATACTTTTGTATATCTTTTACAGGAAGCCTAGATCTGTTTCGATAGTAAACCTTAAGTTTCTCCTGAGGAGTCTGAAAATTGACCATCTTCAACAATTTGAGATACCTTGTCTACCCATTTTACGTCGAGATTTCGAGTCTTATTATGGACCCATTTTTCCTCCTGGGTATTAGTGGTATATAGATTAATAAATAATGCTATTTTGTTTTCTTTTAAACGTAGAGTTCTTCCTTTCTGTTGTATGTTGGTCAGCTCTGTAGATACTCCTGCTGCTGAAATTGCTGCATCTATTTCAGGTAAGTTGTATCCCATATTCAAGGAATCAACTGCTATCATTATGTTGTATTTGCCTTCTTTGTAATCAGATAGAGCTTTAGGTCTTTCTTCTTTCGGAAGTTTAGAGTGATACAAGGTAGCCTTTAATTCTGAATTTTCCAAATTATCTATGGCTTCCTTTATCGCTTCGCAAGCTTTGATACTCTTAGTAAACACTATCCACTTCCTGTCTGGAAATGCCTGTAATATCTCGAGAATAACTGGAATCTTTTTTGAATTGTTGTAACACTCCCACTTACGCAGTGTCATCATCTGCCAGAATTCTTTTCCTGGCTTGCGCATTACGTGACCTTCTTCATCCTTGTAATCGTTGGCGATGTCGTAAGTTGATCGACGATCACCCACTCTCTTTTTCCAGGTTTCGATTTTAAATACTGCGTTGGCGTAGAGATGGTTGAATTTCTTATACCTGTTACGTTCTCGTACAGTAAAGCCAACACCGAGGTTGTAGGTTCGGAAGGGAGATAGAACTCCGAGGGCAACTGCGGATTGGAGAGTAATTTCGTAGATGACTGGCGCATATTGTTTAAGGAGCTGCATTGCCTCTGCATTATGTCGTGGTGGAGTTGCTGTAAGTCCCAGGATATCGCCTTTAATCGTGGTAAACACTCTTCTAAACTCTTCTCCGAAATACATATGTATCTCATCAAAGATAACGAGTCCATAATTTGATAAGTCAGATTCGTAAATTGAGTGAATGCATTCGATTTTGATGTTAGGGGATTTTCTGTCTTTTCT